ATGAAAGAGATTCTGTAAGTTACAAGGTATAGGACCAACAGAAATTGGACTAGCTTTAAGTGGCAAAGACGCATTAGACGCAATAGTTAACTTGATTAGAAGTGCTGCAGAGTACGAATTCGTAAAAGAAGGAAAGACTGCTAACTTTACAGAAGTTGATGTTTGTGACTGGGTTGATGACATGGGCGGTATCGCAGGAACCCAATTTCAAGATATAATGGCTGCCTTATCAGAAAGCATGACAAGTGGTTTAGAACAACCAGGTTCTACGTCAACAGAAGATGGTGAAGAAAAAAAAAATTAGAATGGATTGACATAGAAAGATATACAATGGGGGAGTGTCAAATACTTCCCCATTTGTTTTGGGAGATGACCATGGCTGATTTAGACTTTGTTTGGTATGGTTATAGGCACAAAGAAGAGCAAGAGTGGGTAAGGTCAAGATGGCAAACTACTATGCTAATTAATATCCAACTACCAAAAGGTAAGAAGGTTAAACCAACTGAGCTAATTGAGTTAGATTGTGATAAGAGGAATAAGAAGAAGAATGTAAGAATAATGAGTGACGAAGAGTTACAACAAGTTCTAAAGAAATACGAAAATATTAAACCAGTATAATAATGGCGAATAATGAAGGTGTAGATATTATAATTAAGGCCACTGACCAGTACACAGCTACGATTAATAAGATAGCTGCTTCTAATAAGTTATTTGGTAATAGTGTCGAGAATACACAAAAGCAGATTTCTGCTTTAGAGAAGTACATGGTTACATTAGTGGCTAATGGTATAAATCCTGCAAGTGGTGCTATTAATGTTCTAAAAACTGACTTAAAACTTTTAAATCAATCTATTAATACTGGTAATGGTTCTTTAAAAGAGGCTAACAAAAAGTGGATGTCACTTTCTTTAGTTGTACAAGATTTACCTTATGGATTTAGAGGTATTCAGAATAACTTACCTGCATTATTTGGTTCAATGGCAACTGGTGCTGGTGCTGGTTATTTTGCATTTTCTGCTTTAACTGCTGCTTTAACATTCTTTGACCAAAGTTTAGAAAAAACAAATACAACTGTCAAAAACTTATTTGACACATTTAATACTCTAAAAACAGAAACCTTAGCCTTAGGTGGTATATTTTCTTCTGTTAGAGAAGGAACATTATCTGCTGCAGATGCCACTAAAATATTCAATGAAAAATTGGGTGATTTATATGGTACTGCTAAAAGCGTATATGAGGCTGAACAGCTTTATATTAAAAAAACAGAAGGGTATATTAAAGCTCAATACTTTAGAGCAAAGGCTGATATAGAATATGAAAAAGCTAAAGAAGCATTAGCTAAAAAAGATGCTGCTTATGCTGATAATCAAGTAGGTATATTAGGACAATTAGCTACTGCTACTGCTGCATTTTTTAAAGGTGGAGCAATGCAAGGTATTGCTGGTTTCTATAAAACTGCTAGTATTTATGCAAAAGACTTTACTGCACAGCAAACAGAATTAGCTGGTTATGAAACAGATTATCAAGAGGCACAGTTTCAAAAAAGACTTGCAATTGGACAAAAATATATGTCAGAGGCATATAAGATTGAACAACAATATGGTATCAAGTCTACCACAATAATAGATAAGAATGATAAGGCTGCAATAGCTGCTTTAGGTAAAAAAATAGAATTAGACCAAAGGGTTAATGAGCAAGTAATACAGAATTTAATTGATGCAAAAAGGCAGGAAGTTCAATTATACCAAGAGGATGCCTTTAAGAAGTACGAGGCTTCTAAGGAACTTGCTGGATTAGAAAGAACTTTAGCATTAGAAAAGATTAAGAATGGTGAATACACTACTAAGCAACAACTAGCTTTACAAGAAGGTGCGTATGTTGAATATGCAAATAAACTTCTTTTATTAGACCAGGCTACTCAAGAACAAGTACTAGCTGTTGATGCAAAGGTTAGAAAAGAGAAAAAGAGGAGAGATGAAGAGGATTTTAAAAATCAAGAACAATTTGGTAAGTATCAAATAGATATATTAAAGTCTGAACTTGGTGTTAAGTTAAAGCTAAATAAAGATAATTTAATTGGCCAACAAAATGCTGTTACAGAGTCTATGGCTAAGGTTGGTGCTTTAATGGTAGCTTCATTTGGTACTGGTCAATTCGGTCCTTTATTGCAATATTACGATGAACTAAATGCTAAGTTAGAAGCAATGGACCAAAATGCACTTAGGGGTGCAGAGGCTATGAAGCAAGTTAATAGTATTCTTAGTAGTATGGCTACAGATACTCTTGTATCATTTGCAGATAACTTAGGTAAGGCATTGGCAGGAGAAAATGTAGATATGTTTGGTTCTTTTGCTGAAATTATGGGTTCTGGTTTACAAGCGATTGGTAAAGCATTAATTGCTTATGGATTTGCTATGGAGGCATTTAAACAAGCCTTTAAAGACCCATACCTTGCTATTGCTGCTGGTGTCGCATTGGTTGCTGCTGGAGCAATTCTTAAATCAAGTATATCTAAAGTAAGCAGTGGAACAAGTGCTCCTGCTGGTAATATTCCTGCGTTTGCAAATGGAGGTATAATTTCTGGTCCTACAATGGGATTAATGGGTGAATATCCAGGAGCTAAATCTAATCCAGAAGTAGTTGCACCATTAGACAAGTTAAAAGATATGTTAGGTGGTGGACAAGGTGGAACGTTTGTATTAAGAGGACAAGACTTACTTTTGTCGGTAAATAGAGCACAAAAAGCATCAAATATTAAAGGACAAACAATTAGTTTAGCATAATGGCATACGGAAAAAGATATCTATTACAACAAGCATTAAGAGATGATACTAAATTGTTAGTAAATATCTATGAAGATGGATATACTGGTTCTGTTTATAATTATGAGGCAGTGTCTGTTTCTCTAAGTCCAAATTCTAATAGTGATGAGCCAGAGCCTGGTATCATATCATCTCAATTAAATATCTCATTTTTAATGAGTACTGCTACTGATAATAGCAATTTCCCAAACTTACTTACTTTTAATGATAAATTATACTATGTAGAAGTAACTCGTATAGCTTCAATTGGAGGAGAATCTGTAGTTTGGAGAGGTTATACTTTTAATGACTATGTAACAATACCTTTTAGTACTGGTACTACACAAGTTGACATTATTTGTATAGACGCATTGTCGTTTATGAAAACCAGTTTTTACCCTTATACGGCTGCATCAAATGAATTAGAAAGTCTATATAATGTATTAGCTCAAGGATTAAATTCAATAGGATTTGTTAATGCACCAAGTTTATACCAATGCTGTTCTTATTTTGGTTCTGCTATGAATAATAGAGGTGCAAGTGCTGCTAATGAACCATTTTCTCAAACATATATTTATAAAAGAGATTTACAGCAAAATAACTATTATGACTTAATAGAAAAAATAATTAAATCTTTTGGGTGTAGATTATTTCAAAAAAATGGAGATTGGTGGATTATGTCAGCTAATGAAATGGCTGCATCAACAATTTATTTTACAAAGTATAATTTAAGTACTGGAACATCTACTGGCGGAACATTAAGTAATGGAGTAACTATAGCACCATATTCTTATGGCAATATTCACTTTGTTAACAATAGTCAAACTAAAATAACCAGAAAAGGTTATCCAGTTGTAAAGGTTTCTGCTCCAGTTAAGTTTTCAAATAACTATATAGCAAATGGCACATTTAAGATAAATAGTGGTGGTGTTGTAACTAATTGGACTCAATCAGTAATTTTTTCAACAATTACAGTGATTCCTATTCCATCTGAACCTTATGATGTAGTTGCATTAATTAATAATACATTTAGTGGAGGAGCAACTTTTTCTTATGTTACCGCTGGTACTTTGCCATATTTTTCTGCTCCAGGATTTAGTTTAGCCTTTGATTTTTCAATCTCACGTCCTGGAGGACCTCAAATTCAAGTATCTGTAGAAAATTCAATTGGACAAAGATTCTATGCTGATGCAAATGGTGTTTGGGGTGCACCTGGAGTAGTTAGAAATTTTATTGCTGATTCTACTGCTGGTGATAATGTATGGCAAACTTATAGTTTTAATTATGAGTTAGGTGCTTTTAATATTTCTGGTACAAATTATAATGTAGAAGGATATTTTAGATTTGAATTTACTAATCTTGGTAGTGGATTTGTTTCAACTACAAAATTAAGAAATGTAAATGCAAGTCAATCTGCAACTGCATTGCCAAGTTCATTAATTGCAACAAGATATGTAACCACAACAAATTCTTTAACTAAGGATTTTGAATCTTCTTTTGGTATTTATAGGTCTGATATACAAAACTGTTATGGTGCTTTATTTTATTCAAGTGGAGCTCCTATTACATTATGGTATAGATATTCTCATATAGGAACAACATACGCTTCATTACCAATACTTATAGCAAGAGAGTTGTCTAATTTATTTAATAGAAACTATGCTACATTAGAGGGCGATTTAGGTAAAACATTTGATGGTAATGGATTAATTTATTTATCTGGCACATATACTGTAACGGATTCTGGGTCTAGTGCATTAACTTATAATGGTAAAAAGTTTCTCTTAAATAGAATGTCAGCAATACCATACATTGACCAATCAACAAGCATACAATTATTAGAAATAACAGATACGGATAACGCATCTACAGAGTCTATTACTTGGTTACTGAACAGTTAAAAACAACAATATGGCAATTTTAGGAACAGATGTGGTTTTATATTATATATATGATGGTAGTGTTTTAATACCATTTGCTGCGGCTAAAAACTGCTCATTTGATACTTCCAATGATATAGTGCAAACTTCATCTAGTAGCAATGGGTGGTTTGCTAACTCTGCTATAGATACCTCTTCGTGGACAGTTAAGTGTGACGGATTAATTGTTAATGGTGATTTTGAACCTAAGTTAATGTTTGATGCTCAATTAGCCAGGACTCCTATATTTATAAGACTTACTATAGCTACTTCACCATCATACTATATTGCAGGAACAACTAATATTGTTTCAATCAACAATACTGGTCAAGTAGAAAGCACTGCAACTTACTCAATATCTTTGCAAGGAACTGGAAGATACACAATTACCTAAAACAAACGTAATGGCAACTAACGGAACAAATTTGATTTTATATTATCGTGGAACTGGAGGAGCTTATGTTCCTTTTGCTGCTTCTACTAACTGCTCTTTTGATACTGATACAAGTCAATTAGATGTAACTTCTTACAATTCAGATTGGTTTAAAGAGTTTAAAAGTGATATTACTTCATGGAGTGTTACTTGTGATGGATTGATAGCTATTAGCGGATTTGATTATAAAATGATGTTAGATGCTCAATTAAACAGAAGTAGAATTACATTAAGATTCCAAGTTGGAGTTTCTTCTTCTTATACTATTTTTGGAAGAGCATTTATAACCTCTTTTAATATTAGTGCACCATCAGAGGGCGTTGCCAGTTATTCTATTAGCTTAACTGGTGATGGTAAGTATGCTTATACTGACCCAACAAGTTGTTTAAAATATGAAGTTATCGTTACATCGGCACCAGCTACTATTGAATGGGTTGCTTGTGAAACTGGTGATTTAATGTCTATGGGATTCCTTACTCCAACTACAATTACTCAATGTGCTCAAATATCTGGTGGATTGCCACAAATATTTTTTACAAGTGGAGCTGGAACAATTACACAAGCAGGTTTCTGTGATGATTAAACTATAAACTATGAGACATACTAAAGATTACTTACTAATTATTCTATCAGCATTTTTTGCTATTTGGGTATATAATGAACTAAATAGAACAGATAAACCAGTAGACTTTAGTAACACGAGTAAATACACAAAAGTTAAAGAGGTCAGAGATACCTTGTACAAGAATACGTACAGAAATAGGTACATAAAAGGGGATTCTATTCCCTTTGTTATTATAGCTACTGATACGACCATAATTCATGATACTGTACGTATAATATCTGATTATATGCGTACTTATGCGTATTCAGATACGATTAAGCAAGATTCCAATATCTTTGTAATAGATGACACGATAAGCCAAAATCGTATCAAGTCAAGAGGATTTAAGTCCAAGATTACCGAAAAAACCATCTATGTAAAAGAGTATTATGCTCAAAAAGCCAAACTTGGTCTTTATTACGGCATAAGAGGCGATTTTAGCCAACAAAACGGATTAGAAGTACTAAGTCCTGGATTGATGCTAAATGCCAAAAATAAGGCTCTAATAGGTCTTAATATTAATATTAATAAAAATTATAATATTAGC